CGCCGGACCACGGCCATGTTGTGCGGCTCCACCTCGTAGCCGTCCCGCGTCTCGTTGTAGCGAAAACCGTAGCCGGGCGTGTGACCGCAGATGATCTTCCCCTCCCGGGCTTTCCGAAGCTTCCCTCGGCGGCTTCTCTCCGCCGTCTTCGCCCGCTCGAACTTGGCAAGTTGGTCGAGGATGCCGTCGTTGAGATCCCCCTCTGGGCTGCCGTCTCCCCTATCGTTTAGTGACCGGAGTTCGCAGCCATGCTCCTCGAACTCGCGGCGCAGGAGGTAGGTGTAGGCGGGCTCGCGGCTGAAACGGTCCCGATCCTGAGCGAGGACCACAGAGACGCCGCCAGCGCTCACCAGGTCTCGCACGCGGTCCATGCCCGGCCTCTCCAGGGACGCCCCGCTCTGGCCGGGGTCTGAGACCTCTTCAAGAACTGTGTAGCCCTCACAGGCTGCGTACTCTCTCAGCGCTTCAAGTTGCTGGGCGAGGGAGTAGCCGCTCCTTGCTTGCTCGTCGGTGGACACACGGGCGTAGAGGATAGCCTGCTTGGGGCCGTGGCCGTTCGTGCTAGGCATGGTTACTCCTTCGGTAGAAGCGCGGTAGGCTCCAGGCCGAGAGCCTTGGCTAGCTTACGTATGGTGCTGTACCTAGGCTCTACCTTGTCCGTCTCGATACGGCTTATCGTGAGCGGCTGCACGCCAGCCCGAGTGCCGAGTTCCTCTTGGGTGAGGAGCGCCCTTTCGCGTGCTGCCCGTAGCTGTGTCCCTATCTTGACCACCTCCTGCATCTTATCAACACCCCTATTGTACCAGAAATGTATGTAGAATGTATATAGAAAGTTTAGCAAAAGATATTAAAGGTATAGGGCGAGGGCGTCCAATAGTGACGTTCAGGGTTGAGGTATCCTTAAATAGAGTTGCGGCCGACGCCCAAGGAGAGGAGAGAGATGAGTGAAGAGCGGGAGTTCTGGGGAATTGGGACGCCTAGGGCATGGGACGATAACCCACTCCTACCGGGGACTGGCACTGCCCCCGCACGTAAGCCCTTCCGGTTCTACCCGGTCTTCGACTCCTCGGAGAAGGCGGAAAGATTTGCGAGGGAGGCTTCCCGGGGGGGCACCGGCGATATCGGAGGCTCTGCGTTGCAGCAAATGCTCGATAACATTCGGAGGATAGAGCCCAACGAGATACCCCCAGACCACGACGTGTCGCTCAACGGTGATAAGCCTGTAAAGTGGTCGGAACTCACGGGCGACGATACCCCTCCTGTGGCTTAGCGTATTAGACGGAGCTTTGTTGAACCCCGATATGGTGTCTGCCATCCCCACAGCGCCAGGCCAGCAGGTGTTAGGGTGAGAGGGGGATTAGACCATCGGGACGGCGCAAAGCGAAGGGCCGGAACCAACTAGAGTAGAAAGCTCCGACCCTATGAGAGAAGCCGGTGCGCCGAGCACGTAGGGGGCAATCGAACAGAGTTGTCTTACAGAAGTATTGTGCACGGCCCACCGGGTATAGTCATGCTCGCACCACAGACGCTCCTGCGCAACGCTTCAATGGCGTTAATCTAAGGGGAACGCTAGAAGTGGGGTAAGAAGAGCGCGGCCATGCTAGAAGTGGGGTGAGCTAGGCAGCCTCGACCACAAATGCACGTTGGTTCATCTTGCGCGGGCAGGGCGAGTATGTTTAGGCTACAGAGGAGGGCGGTCGCCTTCACGCGAATCAGGGACGAGGGGGGAGAAGTCCCTGACTGTTCGAAATGAACACCGCCCTCCGAATTCATTCTCCCATCCTGCGGCCTTCTCCGCCATAGAAGGCAGAATGTTACGTCTTTAGCGGATCACACGGAGCCTGGTCTGTCCTCTACGCTGCTGCCAGCCCCACAGCGCGAGACAGACGGCGAAGAGGAGATCATCGTGGTCACTCTCACGCCACGGTTCAAACGCCATGTTACCGGTAGCTATGTTGGTGGTGCGGGAATAATTCTTCAGTTCGTGGACCAGGGCCTCTCTATCTTTGATGCCTTTGGCTATCCGAATCTTCCCTTGCTGGAAGGCGGCCACGGCAGGGAAGACGAGATCGCGCTTTGGCACACTCCAGTAGCCGTCCGAGCGACTCGGACGCTTCAGGGTGGTCTGCGATCCCGTGACGCTGACGCGCCGGAAGTCCACCTTCGGCACAGCTTTAGAGGTTGCGCCGCGCCTCTTGAACTCCGTGTCCAGCATATCCACTACGCCACGCCCCACCCCCGTACCATCTACAGAGAGCGTCACCTGTCCTAACTCGCCGAAACTGCCTTTTGGTTCGAGGTCGCCTACGAGATCAGCAACACGCTTTGCGATGATGTCGTAGGGCGTCCCGAGCTTGGGGCGCTTCAGGTAGACGAGATCGTAGACGATGGAACCCTCGACCAGCCTGTTAGATGGCGACTCCCCCACAGGTGAGAACATGGCCGTCTCGGGTGGGGCTATCGTTTTCTCTAACACGGCGATGGCGGTTGGATCGTTTGCCTGTCCGAGATCAACACCGACCGAGTAGCGCCTCGGTGAGTACTTCGGCATCCTCGGTGGTTGGTATCCCGTATCCCACGCCATTACCATTCGTCGTCTCCTATCTCTATTGCCGCAACGTCTTCGCCGGCGGCGAGAGCGGCCTGTATGTCGTCGTAAGAGAACAGAGAGCCTTCGGTATCCAGCCACTCACAGAAGAACTCCTGTCTAAAGAACTGCTCTGGCATGCTGCTCCTGAATACCTCCAGGTCCTCTGGCCGCATGCGTCCTACCTCGTCGGAGCGAACCAACATCTGTTGCCAGTCCTCAGCACCGTGCCATATCTCATGGAAGAACCCGCGCTTGCCACGTGGTGTAGAGAGAAGCACCTGCTCTCCCTGGGTGGCTATCAAGGCAGGGAAGATACCGTGGTAGTCCATGTCCGCGACAGCCCCGGCCTCGTCGACGACGAGCAAGTCAACCGAGTAGCCCCGCGTGGTTCTCTCAACTGCTGGCAAGGCTTCGATGACAGAGCCGTTAGAAAGCTCTAGACCTGTCATGCGCCTGGAGTGTGCAGGGAGTGGATAGCCTGCCATCTCATAGAAGCGAGCGGCTTTCTTAAAGATAAGTTTTGCTTGTCTCTCGCCGGGCGCCACGCAGAGCACGGTAGAGCCTGGCTTGGTCAGCGCCTTGTGGATGGCAAGCACAGCACCTACCGTGCTTTTGCCTGTCTGCCTACCGCAGCAAAGAATCTTCCTGGGATGGTCAGATGCCAGCACCTCTACCTGCCAGGGGTCGGGCTCTATGCCAACGCTCATAGCGAACTCAACCGGGTAGTCGGGAATGTCTTCACGTGAAGACATTTGCTGCCTAGCCTCAAGCTTCCTCAACTCCCTCTCTAGTGCATCCACCGTGACGAAGCTCACTTGCCCGACAGGTCCCTGATACGCTGTGCTAGGTCATCTTCTCGGTAGATTCCGCGCTCTACGATGATGTACTGAAGTAAGGTCTGGTAAAGGCGATTGATGGCGTTGGCCGCTGTGGGTTCGAATCCCCCTTCGCGCACGCGGCGGATAAGCTCGCGTATCTCACCCTTGACCTCCCTGACCTCCCTATCAGCTTTCGCAGTAGCGGCCTTAGATGCGTTCCTGCGGCGCTTGGAAGCGTGCTCCGGCGCGTGGGACCAGCAGAGCTCTTGCGAGCCGTGTACGGGCAGCATGCAGCGCTCACCATTCCGCTTTGTTGCGCTGCATTGGTTCATCTGCGACCTACTTTTTATTGAGGGTGGGGGGACGGTCCGGGCTCTATGGGGAGGATAGGCCGGTGCCGTTCGCTGTTAGGAAGCGCCCCCCACCACTACGAACAGTGATGGATTATGGGTTGGCCTGCAAGTCGAAGAGCCTGGCGCCATCCAGCACCTTCGCACCGTACAAGTGAAGTCCGCGAACAGCGTCGGCGAACGAGCCCTCGAGCCTCAAGCCTTCGACGTTCACTATCTGCTCGGCATAGGCGAGAGCAGAGGGATGGCCTGCCATCATGTGGCTGACCACAGGAGATGTGCCGGTCGTCTTGACGTTGTTGGAGACTAGAATACGGATGCCGGCTATCTGACCTATCTCGCCATTCAGCACAGCATCAGGCTTGGCTGCGGTGACAAAGCTAGAGTTCTGAAGCAACAAGCCTTTCACCCACGGCGGCACGACGATAAATCGTCCCCCGGCAGGTAGGTTCACCTGGTCCATGAGTACGGAGAGGTCGACGAGCTTCTGATAGACGTTCGTTGAGGTGAACTGTGTAGTCTCTATCGTGTTGTCGGGTGCTGAGGTGGACGCACCCGAGTACAGACCGGCCACGTAAGAGTCGGCGACTTCAGCTAGCTGATAGGCCGCACGGTCGGCGGCAGCGTCAATCAATTCGGGTCGCATCTGGGCGGTGTCTACGTCGTCGACCTGGAATGCGAAGTACTTCGACTGGTCGATGAGCAACGTGACCCTAGTGTCGGTCAGCTGCTCATAGGTGATGGT